AGATGAAATGATAGCATCTGTGTCCATTGCCTCATAATCAGTATACAAGTCTATCTTTGTTGCTGAAAATGAATTGTATTGATTGTATACTGATATTGGTGTTCCTTTTGTTCCATGCAATCTACCATATCTATCAATAACTTTTGATGTATGTGGGTTCCCATCGGCTTGATAACGAGCAGTATCAACGACTTTTAGTTTTTTGCCACCAACATTACGAACAACAACATTGGTAGAAAAAAGTGTTTTCAATCTGTCAAATAATGATTTTCCTTGAGCCATTTGTCACCTATTTTATGTAATATAAACTTAATATAAATATGTAGGAAAAATTAGAAACGTTATTTTATCAACCATGTTAAATCTTCGTTTTGACCGTTTACGTTCATACTCCACCCATCTCTATCATCACCATATTGATATGATGTTTTAAGTGGTGTTGTTGATTTTCCCATGTAATCCAAACTCATTCGTGTCTTCATCAGACCTTCTTGACGAAGTTTTATTGCGGTATCTCTAACCCAAAGACCAATAGCAAATGACATAACCAAGTCATCATTATATCCATTTTGTGCTTCCGCTTTTGAACCATTCCAAACGAATACGAGAAGTTCTTCGGTCAATCTTGCAGATTTTACTATCGGTGTTCTTTCACGGAAATATGTTTCCAATTTAGAAATAAGAAGTGGTCTTGTTTTTGCACTTGTAGTAAAACCTGGAACCATTTGTGATTTATCTTTTAAGTCATAACCTTTTGGAATTTGTATAGATGGATCAATATAACCATCTTCTTTGTAAGTGTAATAAAGATTTGGATAACCTCTATCAATAATTTGTTGAATAACCGCCCAACCAACATTGGCATTTTCAACTACTAACATTGCATCATTGTATTCTGTGGCAACTGATACTAACATATTGCCATATGATTTTGTATCAAGTTTTCCACGATATTCTGCAACTTGTTCTAAATTATCTATATCAAGAACATGAAATGCTGAATTATCGTTTCCATCACCACGAGCCACATCGGCTACAACAATATAAGTTTTTGAAGGATCCGGATATTCCCATATCCAATAGGCATCTTCTGCACCACGTTTTTCTTTTGGTTCACAAACATAAGTTTCTCTATACCATTGAACTAATTCCCCATCAATAACGGAACGACCGGATGCAAGAAAGTTTCCATCACATTCTTGTTTTGCCAAATCTGGTCCGAGAAGAGCATCTTGTTCGTCTCTCCAAGATTGGTCACGGTCTGGATGAACTTGCCATAATAATTCTATTGGATTAAATGAACTTTCTTTTAGTGTTGCTTTTACCCATTGCTTATGGTAAAAGTTACCAACACCGTTTGGTGTGGAATTGATAATTGCAGTTCCACCGGTAGCAAGTGTTTGTTGTGCAGATGCCCATATCTTATCAATATCATCAATAAAGGCGGCCTCATCTATAATCAGAAGTGAAAGTGCTTCAGAACGGGCAGAGTCAGCGGCAGCAGAAACGGCTTTAATTTGTGATCCGTTTTTGAAACGAAGTGAAAGTTTATTATCTTCTTGAACACCGGTCTTCAACCAACTCGGAAGATTATCATACATAACACGAACTTTTGTAACCAAGTTTTTTGCAGTTTCTTGTTTGGTTGCAATAACAAGAATGTTTTTATCTTGATTAAACAACATCAACCAAAGTGAATACCCTGCAATAAGTGTGGATATACCTAACTGACGAGATTTTAGAACAATGTTCCATCGGTTATTGTTAAATTCTTTTACAACATCTTCTTGGAATGGGTATAATTCAAAAAGGATTTTGCCACGAGTTGGGTGTTGAATCTTTGCATATCTTTTCATAAAGTATACAGGATTAGACGCACATTTTGCGTATTCCTCTTTTATGATGTCTTTTAGATTTTTAGGTGTTTGACTCATTGTACTGCTAAAATTATTCCAACAACAGAAGCTGCTCCAGTTATGAACCAGAGAAATTTATTATCATACCAACGAGGTTGAAGTTCTTCATTTATTTTTTCAAGTTCTTTGCTTCTTTTTTGACAAGCATCAATAACTTGATCACGATTATTTAATTGTTTCAAAAACATATCTGATCTAGATTGGTATAAATCTATAACAGTATCTTGAACATCAACTACCGTTTGAAGATAATCTATTGAATCACGAAGTAATTGTATTTTATTTGCAAGTAGTGTTATTTCTTTTTTATTAAAACAATAAACCGAATCTTTTTCAGTAGCAAACAAAGCAGATGTTGAAAAGATTAAAGCCAAAACATATTTCATAATTTACTCACTTAAAAATTTATTGATATACTTGATTGCTTCATTTGAATTTTTTATGGTAGGTTTTCTTTTTTTGTTGAAAGAACCTTTTACTTCTTCCAATTTATCTTTTTTTACATTCAATAGTGAATCCATTTTATCGGCACGCCGTTTCAATTCTATGTAATCATATTGATATTTGTTTATCAATGCCTCCAAACTATCTTTTGTTTTCGTTGAAACCTTTATCTGTTCTTTTGATTGTGAGTTTTGATACACATTGTATATTAACAAAATTGAAAGAACCGATATAGCAACAATTTTTATGTAATCGCCAATCTTTTTTTCCAAAACGTCTTCCATTATCAATCCTTTGTAAATGTTGAAACCATTTTTGCCTTACCACGACCGGTTGCACCTTTTTTTCTTTTTCGTGTTACTGCACTTCTTTTTTGTTTTGATGACATCGAAGCGGCTTTTGATGCAGGAACACATTTGGGATATGCTCGTTTTCCACCCTTTCTGGCTTTACTACCAGCAGAAGCGCCACATGGAGGATGACCGCCACTCTTCTTCTTGCGAGAAATATCAACCCATCTCTCTCTAAACCATCCGGATAATCCACCACTGGATTTTTTCCCTTCAATCAATACTGAACGGATGTATTCTCGGATTATTTGTCTAACTATATTTTCTGTGTTTATATCCATATGAATAAATATATGTTATACTGGAATAATGCCTACCCATGGAATGTCTGCTACTGTGGTAGAACCCGCTGGCGTTCCATTACACACTCCAAGTATGGTAGTCTGAAATTTTATCAAAACAGCTGATAACATATCTAAAAACTGATCCGTATATCCCAAAGAAAAACATAACCACAATTCATCACCAAGCGGTGACGGTGATCCAGGAAATGTAACAACAGTTCCATTTACTGGTGTAGCAATCGGAGGTATAGTAGGTAACGGAAGAAATTTAGCAGATGCCCAATAAGCAACAAAACCAACTGCCATCAATTTATATGATGACTTCATTACATTTCCAGTTCTATCTGAAAGGTTTGCATTTATGGCATTTGCTATTGCAGCTTCTAAAAACCCAGCATCAGCAGCAATCAGTTTAGAACCGTAAGTTGTTCCTGAAAACCCAATAGTAGCAGCTTGATATGCCTTGGACATTATTTCTGCAAATTGATTACCGTCTCTAGTTTGGTTAGTGACCAAACAAGGTTTCATTATTGCTTTGAATATATCTTTATTCATATATTATGTTTTATCTATTGCACCTTTGCCACTTGACGGCCATCCAAAACGGCATGACCAATACCTTGCCTTATGTCTTGGTCCAGGTGATTGACAATTATGACGAGCGCGGAATGATTTTCTACGAGCAGCATTACTCTTTTTTATCTTCATAGTTTTTTTTCCACCTTCACCCTTGTGCCCAAAATTTACTTTAACAACATTTCCGTTTGGTTTTTTCACATAAACAGAAAACTTTTTTGGACCACCTGGTGTTCTGAATGGTTTACCGAGAGAAACTTTTCTTCCACGGTATTCCGCTTCATTGATTTCAGCCAATCCACGTTCACGTAAACCAAAATGCAATTCTGTTATTTTTCCACAATCATTTGTTCTATACCCTTCGAGTTGATATGTTGGGTTTGTGATAATTTCTTTTACATTTCTATAACCGCCACCAGCAGCTTTATATGCCTTTACTAATGCACCAGATGCATAAGCACTTGGCCATACTTTATATTTTTTCTTAATTCTAGACTTAATACTGTTGTAAAGTTTTTTATTTGTTGGAACCGCTCGTTCAACAATTACTTGTTTCATAAATTTCTCCGTTTTCTTCTTGGTGGTTCATCTATAATATCATTATCATTTATTTCTTCGTAATAATCGTGGTGTTCCATCTTCCTAAATTTACTGGCAAACTGCTCTGATGCTACTGAAAACAATCCACCAACAACAATATAAAGGAATCCATCGAATATAAACTGTTCCACTTTTTTTTCATAAAAGGTAGAAAGTATTGCCATAAATATCATAACAAGAAAAGAAAAGAACATCATCACTCTTTTTGACGATATACTACCACCAATACCTCTGAAAGTGTCTGATATTGGATTAACTTTCCTCAACCCTTTCTCCCAAATCCCTTTCTAGTTGTTCTATGAAATTTTTTCTAAAATCGGCAAATTCTTTTTCTATTTTTTCCAAAAGTTCTTCTTTATTCAATGGCGTTTTCCACTTTTCATTATCACCGAAATCATTTGTAAATTCTAACCTTGATAATTCACTTGCAATTAGATCTTTATCTTTTTCTGCTTCTTTCAACCAAGCCAATGCATTTTGTTTTACTTTTGTTTTTTCATATTCATCCCATTTACCTTCAAGACGAATTTTGTGTTCCATATCTATCACACAATCAAAACACATACCATGAATTGCTTTCATTTTTTGATCAAGTCTTTTTGGCATTGTGCAAGTGCAATTTTCTTTTTGACAATTTGGAAATGAGTTAAGGTATTCGTGTAATTCTTGTTGCCATTCTTTACCCAATTTTATTTTATATCCCTTTCTCTGTTCCCATTCATTCCCATCGGCGTCAAACCATTTATCGCCAATTTTACGAGATATTTGTTCATCCTTTTTACCTTCAGTATAGCCAACACTAATTTTATTTTGACTTTCGTGTTCACCTGCAAGAAGTTTTTTAACATCGTTAAGACTTTCAATTTTTAATTCCATAACATAACCTTTTATTTTATTATTTCGTTGTAAACTTTATTCCAAAATTTTCTCGTTATCATGTGCAATGGTCTTAAACCATTTTTATCCCTTTTACTCTCTTTCATTTTACCACGTTTGGTATTGAATTTGGAAACAACCATATTGAATATCTCTACATCAAACCAACCAAATATAGAAATGAAACGAGATTTTAATTCAGATAATTTAGCAGAACGGTCTGCCAAAGCATCAAAAATACTTTTTGAACCCATTTCGCCGAACGATGGAATATCATATCTGACATGATTTACTATCATGTAATATATGTAAGGGTTCTGAATATCTTTGTAAGGCAAATGACTACTACCATTCCACTTCATCAATCTCTTGTAATCTTTTAATTTCGATACATCATCCTTGTCCACCGCATAAATTACAACAGTAGCATCACCATCAAATTGTTCAATCACATCAGTTGCATGAAATGGTGTATTTGATTTCTGAATGTGTTTTACATTATGACGACGCATTATTGCAAACTTCTCGTCATAAGTTAGTGGTTTTTCTATCGGGTCTGTAATATCGTTTGTAACAATTATTACATTATCTTTATCAAACTTACGGCAAATTCTTTCATATTCTTCACGATGATAAATTGCCATAGGTTGAAATTTACCAGGATATAAAACAACAATATCCTTGTCCACTAATTCGTTTTCATTGAATATGGCAAGATTCATTTCTTTTATCAATTTAAGAACTTTATTGGTCATTCTGTGTTCCAGGTTTAATAGGCCAAACTACACTATAAGGATCCGAATTTAAGGTTATGTCTCGTAGCGCCTGACGATATATTTGCCATTCTTCTCTTTCTTCTGGTGTAAAAGGACTATCAAGAACTTGTGTCCAATCACTTTCACTCAATTCTATATTTCTACGAGACCGAACATTTCCCCACGCATTTATTATTTCACCATTCCATTCAT